GCCAGCAATTTGTTCTGCTACATTTTGTTCAGGAAGGTTCGCTACTCCCTCCCCCGCAGCTTTACCTGCAACGCTTTATGTCTCCATAAAGATCAGATCATATCTTCAATCTAAAAAGATTGCCTACTATTTCGGATCGCTTGATCCTACACCGCTACACTCATCACGGTTGATCGTTGAACGTTCATCTTGTATAATTAAGATGCTTCGCTGCTGATTGTCTCTATACCTATTGTCCATCTTGATAACTTTTTACTATACCTTGAGTAGTTAATTCAAGCCAGATTCTATGTTACCATGAATCTTTAGTATTATCAAGCTTTAAGGTTTCCCCGCAATTAGATTAGTTTTACGACAGCAAGCTGTTCACTGTCCCTGATACTCTTCTGCATATATTTGTTTCTTAGATAGCATCTGCCCCATTGCATTAACTACTTTTTCATATTTAAATGGATCAAGTTTGGTAGCTGTAGCTAACTCAGATAATCCGGTAAATAATCTATTAACACCACCAACACCTAAATCTTTCTGTCCCGCCATTGCAATTTGACTGTAGCCTTGGGATGCTTGTTGTCTTCCAAGACCTAATCTGTAAATTTCATTATTCAAATATGAAAGTTGACTATCTGCTGTTTTTTGATCCCCAGAAGCAACTAACATCTGAGCGCGTTGTGCTTCAAACTGTTTACCTGTGTTGGCAATTCCCATAACACCAGCAAAAGCTGTATAACTTGCTGTAGCTGCTACAAAAGCACTTCGCATATCCCTAATAGAATCATTGAATCCACGTTGAGCACGTTGGTTTGCATACAATTCACTTCGCAAGATACGGAGTTTAGAAGCGTACATCTGAGGTGACATTCCACCTGCTGAAAACTCTTGAGCTATTTTGTTAAATCTGCGCTCACCACCTCTTCCGAATTTACTTCTAAAGAAGAATTGATCTGCATCTCTTCGGGATGTAAATTTATCTGCTTTATTAGCAACTTTATCCTCTGCTGTAACCCTTGGTGTAGTTATTCTTGATGTTCTTGGAACAACAGGAGAAGTTGCAGATTTTGTGCTATTGATAATAGCTTTTTGTTTCTGAAGTTCTGCTGTTTGCCTTTTCAATTCATTTGTATAACGTTTAGCTGCATTGAATGGTGCAGTAACATCACTCATTGCTTTCTTGACATCTTTGATTGCTTTCATTGCTCGTTGCATTGAAGCCCTGTCAATGTCAAATTTAATCACGTTGACAAGACTAGCTGCTATTTTCTTATCAGCCACACTGTCTCCTTTTCTTTTTGGTTTAAATAAAAGAAAAGGCAGGGCTTGTTAAAGCCTCTGCCCTGAAAGATATTGCATTATTGTTATTATTTATTGTTGTTATTTTTGTTTCTTTTGATCTTCTTCAAGAGCTTTATAATGAGAAGATTCTATATAGTTAGAAATATCCATATATTCAAGACCTTTAACAAATGTTGCAACATCCATGAAATTTAATGAATAGACAGATTCACCTGAATAGAACTTGAGATATTTAAAAATAAGGAAGTCAAACCATTTTAAACCTGTTGTTTTATTAACTCTGTCTAAAGCTCTTTGCACAACAGGATGAACTTTTTCTTCTGATTGAACAATAACTTCTATTGATTCTATAATTTTGCCAGTTCTGTCAACGGCATGACGTTTCCGGCTAGGTTCAGAAGGCTCTGTGAACCGTTGCTTCGGATAAAAGGGTCAACTACGTTCAGACGTAATACCTCCGACACGACATTGAAAACACCAAACACATTATCAGCAAATGCTGCATCAAAATTATCCATAATCAAATACAAACCATTATCTTCTTTGTCTACATAATAAGTTGTATCAAGAATGTGACGATATAGATCCATAATATCATCTTCTTCAAGGATATTGAAAAGATAAGTTAATGCTGCCGGAAGTGAAGATGCTAAATCTAAACGTTTATCTTCTGTTTGCTCACCTGACATAACCATGCTCATAGGTGCAATGAAGAATTTACCAATCTTTGGAAGTTTCTTTTGACATTGTGTAGGTGACCAATGAACATGAACAAAAGTTGTATTTCCTACAACAATTTCTGTTTTTGGTTGAACAATATTATTTAACAACTTAGAAGCTGGAGATTGTTTTGTTTGTGCTTCCTCTTGCTTTTTCTTTTTCTGTTGTAGTTCCCACAGTTCATATTCTTTTCGATATTCTTCTGTAAAAGCAATTGGATTTTTTGTTGCTAAGTCTTTATACTTTTCACTAAAAGCATTAAAATCAAATGTCTCTGTCATAACGTAAAATCTTTCCTAGACTTTTATTAATTTATGTTGTAGTCATAACTTATTTTAACATAATTCCATTATTAAATCAATCTTTTAAAAAGAAAAGACACATCCTTGTATCTTGTGTTATGACAAGTTTAAAATAGTTTGTTATTAGAAATTGGTGCCTGCAATTTCATTTACAACATCAGTAATAGTTCCCAGAACAGTAGTAGTTTCACTCATTGTCCAGAATGCATTTGCAATACCGAATGTCCATGAAAGTGTAGGTGCTTCTTCACCATAGGTTACTTCTGGGATACCTTGAATCCAGCCAATACCAGAGAAAGAAGGGGCACCAGTTGCACCAGTTAACAGAATAGGTAAACATACAATACCAGTAGTATCCGCTGAACGTGCAAACAAAGATAAATATTGGTTAGTGTCAGAAACACCAAGTAGGTTAATAGTTAGTGTGCCTGTGCGATTACGAGATAATGACAAAGCTACATCACCATCAACACCAACTTGAGGGATAACTAAATCATTGTTTCGCGTTAAAACAAATTTACTATCTGGTGCTACACCAACAACTTGATGAGTTCCTAAAAAACAGGTATCTTTATATTTCTATAAAGGCTAGATCATATCTTCATCCTATAAGGATGCTCTGCTTTTCGGGTATAATTATATTTTACTACAGATCAAGTAAAACTTTAAAATACCCTACTCTACTCGCTTACTCAGACTATTCATTGTCTTATGCTTTCGATGATCGTTAGAGAACTTCTTAGGAGAAATCCTACGGGATCGGCTCTGACTGGACTCATCTACCAGTTTTAGCTTTTCTTACCAGCTTATTCAATATATTCAGCTATGCCCGTTTAACAGAGATTCAAACATACATTACTGTATGAGTGGCCCTTTATTTTAATTCTTTAAGCTTAGAATCCACCGCGTCATATGCCAGACTTGTTACAATGTTACTCGCCAAATTAACTCCTTTGGAGATTATTATTCTTTTAAGTTTGTAAGCAGGAGTATTTCATCCTGCTATTTGAATTAAGCAGCTCGTGACAGAAGCACAGTTGCTTTGATTTTAACGTAATGAACAGGGCAGTTATAAATAACTTCTACTGCTACATTGTTCAGAATGCGATTTGCTAAATCATTAACAGGAACTTCACCACGAGTAGGAACAGTAATGATTGGATCAAAATCTTCACCAGTAGATGGATCTGAACCAGTCAAGATAGAACCTAAACGAATACCTACGTTGATTGGAGAGTTCGTGATAGCATTCTTGATTTTTGGTAAATCATTGTTGCTAAATGTCAATGAACGGCCTGCATTAGAATTGCGATACATCAAACCAAATACTGATTCAGTAATACGAGCATCTAACCATGCTGCGAATTTCATAGTGTCACAGAATTGACCTGATGCCATAAAACCATTGAAGAAGCAAGAGTTTGAACGATAAGTGATGCAATAGTTCAGGTTGTGGAACTCGATAGCTTCACGCTGTGTAGTAGTTAGATTTGAAGTAGGTAAACCACTAAAGGCTTTTAAGTGGAGTGAATCAGGGCCATAATTATCAAAATCTGTTCCTGCTGCTGCACCAACAATTGCACCTTCTGGGAAATACAGGTTAGCATGTTCATGATACATACCACATGCCCAATCAAGACTTGCAGATTTCAACAAATAGCCAATGTTGGTTGTATCTGCTTTTGACAAACAAGCTGAGTCTTCTGTAGAATAAGTGAAGATTTTCTTATCTGCTGCAACTGCTGTAGCAAGAGTTTGTTGATGTGTTTTCTCTTTAGATTGGCAACCAATCCAGAAGAAACTCGAATCTTCATTTTTACATGCTTCATAGGTATCAGTAGGAGTCTCTGTAGAAGTAGCTTTCAAAGAACAGTAACCTGCTTGAACACCAACACTGATAGGTTTGGTTGCAACAGTAGGTTTGATAGTTAAAACACCAGTAGTTGCTGAAGCTGTAACTAAAGCACCAAATGTAGCATCTGCATTAATTGCAGTTGCAAAAGCTGCTGCAATGCTAGTAGGAGTAGCTGCTGCATTATAAGCCTGTGTAAATGATTTAGTGGTTGTTCCGTTAGCTAAAGTGATGATTTGATCACCAGTTTGTGTATA